AGCGTGCCGACATTGCAGCCGACCTGGCATGCAACACGGCCCGCATGATTGTGCGACACCGCAACGAGGTGGCACCGGCACCGGTCAGCGACAAGTGCATCAATTGCGACGGCACGGGGATTCTCGGTGACGGGAAGATCAAGAAAACGTGCGGCGAGTGCGGCGGCACAGGGAAGACGCCGAAGAGCGTGCTGATCAAGAAACCTCTGGAGTGCGTGATATGCCCAGTCAAGAAATGACGATCGACGAAATGCAGTCCTACGTCTGGCAGCGGCTCGGCATCGGCAAGGCCGTGGCCGGCCGCGATGCGGTGCGAGACCTAGTTCAGATCGCCATTGAGCAGTGGCCGCATCGCCAGTTGGACATGGCTGGCAACGCTGCTGAGTGTGAGATTGTCGTTGAGGTGCTGAGGCGAAATATCAAGCGAGTGCATGAGTCGATCACGCCGCAAGGTCAGCAAACCTACGGATTTATTTGGACGATTTTATTGGGTCTGGTAGTCAACCAGATAATCAAGATAATTCTAAAATGGTGGCGTGAGCGTGTCGAGAATCGCAACACCATAGATGCCTGGCAGCAGGAGTCGAGGAAACCGAGATGAGCCAATCAATCCTGCGAATCATGGAACGCTTCGGCGTACCAGTGGCCATCCTGTTCGTGATTTTGTTTTTCATTCGCGAGGCGTGCATTTCGTTGAATGCGACGGTGGTCATTCCCGTGGTGAAATCACACACACAATTCCTCGAGTCAACGTCTGAGACGCTTCACGAAATCGCCGACACGCAGTTGCGGCAGACGATGACGCTGCAAGAGTTGGCGATCGGCCAGAAGGAAATTCAACACGTTCTCACGCGGCCGTTGAACTCGAAGGGGTTGGACTAAATTTCTACCGTAGAACGGCAGACTTCGCCGGCATTGTTTTTGTGAATAGGTTGAGGGCGTTCCCTCACTCTACTTCAAGGGCGAAAAAATGTCAGAGCGACGCCGGATTCTCCAGGACGAAGTTGCCGCAATCACGACCGAAATCGCAGATCTTCGCGACGCGAAATTCGAGACCGACGAATTGCGGGCAACGGCCGAGGAAAGGCTGAACGTGCTCGACGCGCGTGCTGTTGAAATCCTTCCGCTCCTTGAGCGAGAGAACACTCTCGACGCACGGCTGGCATCGCTCCGGTCTGCGGTCGTAACGGACCGCTGCGATCCGCTCTCTGGCGCTCACGGCGCGGCCGCACTGCCGGAGCCCATGTGCGACATCAGAGGCATTTTTACGCCTGCCGCAGGAATGCGAGCGGGACGATTCATTCAACAGGTTGCGATGCGAGCTGCAGTCCCGCAGAGCGGTTCCAACCAGGCGCTCGAAGGCGCAGAGCTGACGGCCATCGAGCTTTACACCTCGATAATCAATCAGATCTCGTGGAAGTCTGTTGCGATGCAAATTGCACAGGTGTTCACGACATCCATGGGCCGGCTAACGCTTCCGAAGGCGGGCGAGGTAGAGGCTGATTTTGTCGTGCAGGGAGAAGAGGTGGCCGATCAGATTCTTGAAACAAGCGGAGTGCTCGTGACTGTTGAGAACGCAATGGCGAGTATCCCGATCTCCAACGCGCTGCTCGACGACTCTCCTGTGGGGATTGCTCAGTTCTTGGCCAACGCGGTCTCTACTGCGTTCGCGACAAAATTCGATTCGACGATGTTCGGCGGCTCCAGTAATGTCGGAATCGATGGTATTTATGCCGGCATTCCGTCGGGCAACAAGGTCACGCTCGGCGTGAGCGCAGATGCGACAGTTGCTGATCTCGTGAACACGATTGGCAAGGTCGATGGCATCGTCGACCAGACGGCGTGGATTGTAAATACGGCTGGCTGGGGCGACCTCATGCACGTTGCTGGTGCGCAGCAGGGCACGATCGCGGTCGGCGGCGGGAAGATCGTTCCCACGGTCTGGGGAGTGCCAGTTTTCAAGGTCCGATCGCTGCCGGCAAATGTGCGGGCACTCTATGGAGATTTTTCCAAGACCACGGCGATTGCACACAACGGCACAGGGTTCACTCTGACTGCCGCGAAAGAGCTGTTGATCCGCCAGGCGGCAACGCTGTTCGTTGCCAACCAAAGATTCGGCCTGACGAATCACGACACAGAGGACCTCTACGTGTCGGCTTTGATCAAGGCTACGTCCTAATTCACAGTTGAGCCTGGGCCGCACGGCCGCGAGCCCAGGCTTTTGTTTCGAGGTACATGTGCAGATTAGATTTCTGAAATCCTACAGGGCCTATAGAGCCGGCGATGTAGTGGACGTGACAGATGGCCTCGCGAAGATGCTGGCAATGCGTGGCACGGCGATCATGGAACACGGCCCGCAGCAGCCGCTGGGGTTCGGCCGAGCAGAGACGGCGACGGCCGTGCGAGAGATTCGGACAGCGACCATCCGGCGATAGGAGCAGACTGTGACACCCCGTAGCGTCGTACTAATCGAGGGGCCTGTCGTCGAGCCTGTGTCGCTGCTGGAGGCCAAGAGCCAGCTACGCATGACTGCCGACCAGACAGACGACGACGGCCACATTCTCGGGCTGATCGCCACCGGGCGGCGGCTCATTGAGCGACGCATGGGTGTGGCACTCGTGGCACAGCAGTACCGCGCCACGTGGGACCACGCTCACGCGTGCGTCCAGATGCCAAATCCGCCGTTGCTCGACGGCGAGGACTATCCAATCGTCGTTACAGCCGACGATGAGGACGTTGACGCGGACGACTACACGATCGACACAGACTCCATGCCTGGGCTGATCGAGTTCAGCCGTATTCCTAGCGGCCGTCTAAAGATCACTTATTGGGCCGGCGTGCTGCCGTCGGTGCGAGTGGCTCCGCAGATCCGCTCTGCACTGTTAATCTTGGTGGATCACCTGTACGCGAATCGTGGTGCCGAGCAGTCCGATATGCCGATAGCTATCGACGTGCTGTTGGCCTCTGAGAGCCACAGCGGAGCCTACTGATGATCTCTTCTGGCACGCTGCGCGAAAAGGTTTCGATTCAGATTGCGTTGCAGGATCGCAACGCTCTAGGCGAGCCCGTCGATACCTGGGCAGAGGTGGCAACGCGATGGGCGAGCGTCGAGGCTGTGGCGTATTCCGAGCGCGATCGTATGGCACGTATTTCCGGGACAACGAGCTACACGGTTCGCATGAGGTTCCTCGACGGGCTCACGGCAGAGATGCGACTGATATGGACGAGCCGCTCGAATAGGGTGCTCTACATTTCCAGCATCATCGAAAAAAATAATCGAGAGGAACATGAACTGACGTGCGAAGAGGTGGCCGTATGATCACACTCGACTGGCAGGGCACGCGGAAAGATGTTGCTCACCTGATGGCCGCGTACGCAAAACTGCCGCGACACATTGCCAAGAAGCATTTGCAGGCGTCGATGAAACGAGCGATGAAAGGCGGCGTGCCGGTGCTCAAGGGCGTGACTCCAAAGGGCAAGCGGAGAATGGTGGTCGCGAAAGAGGGCGCGAAGCCTAAGAACATCGCCGGCGCGTTGAGGCGGGCCGTTATAGCGAAGTCGCGGTACATTGGCAGAAACAAGGACGGCGTTGTATTCGGCACAATCGGATATAAGGCCGGCTTTGAAAGCCGCAAATCACTTTGGTTGGAGTTCGGAACGAATCGCGGCATCAAGCCTCACGGCATTCTGCAGAGATTCCTCGCGGCGTATAGCGGCCCTGTGGTCGGCAAGTTGGAAAAAGAAATGGCAGACGCACTAGAGATGGCAGCCCGAGAACTCGACAGCCCGTACAACAAGGGGTATCAGAAATAATGATCAGCCCAGAGGCGTGGCTAAAGGAATCGATCGAAGAGTCAGGCGTTGCCGCCTATCCGGTACTGGCCGCCGCCGATGCCGTCATGCCCTACGCCGTATATGAGCGTACAGGCACAGCCCGAGAGGACGCTATCGACGTGTTGATTGGGGCACCTGTCGGCACGTTCTTCGTCCATCTAATCGGCGAGAGTTATGCCGATCTCAAGGATCTCGCCGAGCAAGTTCGCGGCGAGGTAAACAACTTCAACGGCTCGTCGAATGGTAGTACGATTTCAAGTGTGCGTCTCGTCGACGAGGCCGATGCAGCAGCAGACATTCCAGACGGATCGTCCAGCCCCGTCTATCAGATCGATCAGACCTACGCGATCGCGTGGGAAGAATAGGAGTTTTCAAAATGCCATATCCTTCTAGTCAAGGCAACTTACCGTCGGGCCTGCCGGCCTCAGCGTTCGACGTAAAAATCGACACCACGGTCGCTGACACGACGTCGTCGTCAAACATGATCGACGTGTCTACTCTCTCATTGGCCGAGGGATCCAACCGAATTTTCGAGCCAAGTGGCCTCGTCGATACAGGCACGACGCACAACGACGGGCTCGGATTCAGTTGCACATTTTCGTACTTTGGTCGCGGCGATTTTGCTGCCGGCACCGCCATCACGATTGCTGGCGTCGTTTGTAAAATCACTGCTGTCTCTGACGGCTACGCCGTCGGCGACAAAATCAAAACGTCGGTTACTGCAGTCAAGGACATCATTCCCGCGGAGTGATAACATGGCCGAATCAGCACAGGGATCAACCGTCAGTTTTGCTGGCACAACTCTCGGAAATCTACTGGACATCGATGTGTCTGGCGGCGATGCAGACTCGTTCGAGTCGGGGCATTCTGCCGTCACTGGCGGAGGAATCGACAGCGTGGCGTGGATGTACCAGGACGTGCTGCGACTCACGCCGGGCACAATATCAATCAGCTTTATCGGTGCGTCTGCCGTGCCACAGATTGGCACTCGCGGCGCGCTCGTTGTCGCTGGAGTAGGTGCTGCTTCAGGCATCGCGTTTGTGAAGGACTCGCGCGTTCGCGGCACCGTGGGCGACAAAATTAGAGGTACAGCAACGTTTCAATTAACAGGAGAATGATGAATGCTCGACTCGAAGGAAGCTATTTTTAAGTTAGAAGACGCTCGGCCACCGGTAGAGCTATTTGTTCCAGAGTGGAATGACACCGTCCTGCTGAAGTGGCCGTCGGCAAACACCAGAGATACGTGGGAGATCTATTGCCAAGATCACAAGAAAACACCCAAAACAATTTGGCGAGGCAAAATCGCGAGCATGTTCTTGTGTGATGCGGATAGCAAATTGTTGTTCAAGGACGCCGAAGCGTTCGCGCTGGGCAACCAGCCCGCTGCCGCGCTACAGCGCATCTGGGACAAGGCGACCTCAATGATGGCCGTGAGCGAGGTGGAGATTGCCGAGCTAGAGGGAAAATCAGAAGCCAGCCCATGCGACAGTTCCTCATGAGGCTGGCGCTCGAGTGCGGCGAATGGGACGTAGATAGGCTGTCGCGAGAGATGAGCGTCGAGCAGCTCAAGGAATGGATTGCTTTTGATCGGATCGAAACGATCGGCAGGCATTGGCGGCGAACGGCACGGAGTACGGTGATGATTGCGGCGTCGATGGGAGCGAAAATGCAGAGCGATGCCGAAGAAATGTTTCTCCCGGGCTACGATCCAATGAGGCCGCGACAGACACCAGAAGAGATGGCGGCAGAGCTAGAAAAATTCGCGAAGTTGTGCGAAAGATAAATCATGGCAACCATTGGCAAAGTACGAGCGGTTTTCACAGCCTCCACGAGCGGCCTCACGAGCGGCATCGGGCAGGCGACTGGCTCGCTGCGGCGAATGGAGTCGGGCATCATGTCGCTCAAGGCACGGCTCGGCGGGCTGGCCAGTATTCAGGGAGCCATGCTGTTCGGCTCGATTGCGTCAGGGGCAACGCGTGCAGTGTCGAGCCTGATCTCGATGGGCCAGGCTGCAGCCAGCACAATTGACGCTCAGGCAAAGCTCGCCGCTAGGCTCGGCATGACACATGGCGAGCTGTCCGGGCTAGTGCTGGCCGGTGATCTCGCAGGCGTGTCGATGGAAAGCATTGGCAAGGCCGCCACAAAATCCGACGTGGCGTTCGCCAAGGCCGCAGGTGGATCGCGAACGGCGATCGCAGCATTTAACGATGTTGGCATGTCTGTCGAAAGCCTCAACAACATGACTGCGGCGGAGCGATTCAGCGCAATCACAGATGCGATTGCAAAATTACCCTCAGAGGTCGAGCGAGCCGCAGCGGCAGTAAAACTTTTCGGCAGGAGCGGCGCAGAATTGCTGCCGCTATTTGCAGGCGGTGCCGCAGGTATTGCAGCAGCCACTGAAGAAGCCAAACGGTTCGGGCTCGCACTCACGAGCGGGCAGACAAAAAACGTCGAGGAAATGCGCGACGCGTTCACCCGCGCCACGGCCGCAATCAAGGGCGTCGTCGGCCAGATTGACGCGTTCCTAGCTCCGGCCATCGCTGCGGTTACGACTAAATTCGCAAACATGATTGGCGATCGTGGCGGCGCGAATATTGGGCAGGCAATCGGCGAGGGCATTTTGCAGGGTGCTAAATTCCTGGCCGTCATCGGCGATTGGTTGATTGCAAATCTGAGCAGCACATTCGCGTATATCGCAAGCGTCGGCGAGAGCTGGTCTGCTGTCTGGGCCGACGGGCAGCGTGTGGCAGACTATTTTTCGGCCGTTGCTCGGGCGCTTCATGTCGCGTTCCTCGTTGCTGGCGCTGTGCTGGCGCCGATCATCCAGAGGATGCTCCAGGCAGCCGCATTCATGGGTGAGCGGATGGGATTCGACACGTCTAATTTAGATTCGGGGATCAAGCAACTGCAAGGTTTTTCTGCTGGCGTCGGCGGTGAAATTTCAAAGGCCGGGGCCGCGTGGGCGGAGAACGCTGGCAACGCTTTATTTGGCCGCGACGCCGCGACTGCCGGCGAGGCAATCGCAGGCCCGCTCGTCACAGGAATTGACGAGGCAATTGCAAAGGCTCGTGCCGCCGCAGGGATGATCGACACAGCCACGGCAACGACGCTAAAGATCGAGGATGCACCTGCCGTCAAACTCGACACCACGGGCGTCAAGGAGGCCGTGCGAGGGATCGACTCACGCAGCCGTGAGGGCATCACGGAAATGTTCCGCATCATGCGCGGCGACGGCGGAAACACCGTTGCCGACAAGCAGCTCAAAGAGCTAGAACAAATCAACGACAAGCTCGACAATGATGCAGTCGAGGTAGACGAGTACGATTTGGCACCGTCGGCAGGAGTCTAGCAGCATGGCGATCGTCTACGTCTACGAGGTGCCACGCGGCCGCGGCGCAAGCAACGAGCTCAAGGCCGTCGCGAAATATGATCGCGAGTGGACAGTCCGCACTGACGACAATTTCCAGTCGCTCGAATCAATCGTTGCAGCGTGCGGTGCATTTGGGCAGACGCATCCGGAGAATGCCGAATCATTCGTCAAATCAATCGACGTGAAGGCCGCAGACGATTCTGGCTTGGCGTATACAGTGCGCTTTCAGTACGCTCCGCTTGACGCGAAAGACAAAGAACCACCTGTCGAAGATCCGCCGGCAGAGCCTGCCCCAGGTGATGATCCTGTCGCTGGCCTATTCGCCTACTGGTCTGCCTCGTCCAGCGTTACGACAGTGCCGACATTCGAGGACGTGGATGGCGCCATCATTGCAAACTCAGCAAAAGAGCCGCTCGTTGACGGATGCGAAAAAGAACAGGCTGAACCGAAAGTGACGTTCACGATGTACGAGGCCGACATCGATGTCTGGTGGCCGTGGTCGTTATTTTACACAAACACAACGAACTCAGTCGTATGGAATGGCGGCGACATCAACACGTGGAAATGTCAGGGCTGCTCTGGCAAATGGCTGTCGTCTAATAAGACGTGGGAGGTTTCGTGGGACTTTGCATATCGCGAAGAAAATTGGAATTTCAAACCGTGGGACATTGGATTCCATAAGCTCGTCAACGAAGATGGCTACAAGAAGAAGTCGATTCTCGGAGACGATGGCAGGCCAATCAAAACGCCCGTTGGCCTGTTTAATGGCGAGCCTATTGCACCTGGCGATCCGCTACGTGCGCTGGATATACAGCTTTACAAGCGGAGAGATTTTTTCGCACGATTCGGTAAGCTCAGGAATCCAGCATAGGAGCGGGCTGTGGCGAAAATAAACACGCTCTCACTGGACGCGATGCGGCGAATCAGCCGAGCGGTGGCGGCGCACGAGCGCGGCGATCGCAGCATGGCCGTCAACAAGCTGCCCGTCGTCGAAGAAGAGTTTACGATCCGTCTGTGCAAAACAACCACGGAATGGGTTAAGGGCGATCTGGCGACAGTAAAAGTCTACGAGGCGGGCGAGCCGAATGCGGAAACGATTTCAGACCCAGAGGTATTACTCGTCGATTGCGTAAATAAATTCGCGACGATTAAAACTGACAAATGGGTAATGGTGGCCCGTGCGAATCAGGGCCGGCACTACGTCATTTCTGCGGAGT